CCTGCCCGTAGTCAACGCCGTTATAATAATTGTGTTCGCGCAAGTGCCGAATATGGATTACTGATCCGTCGTTCCACTTGCCGCTGATCGTTTCTTCCGGTATGCCGTCCGAAATCATGTGAAAATGAATTCGGTTCGTTGACTTGCCGCGCCCCATGTAAATAATGATCTTCGCGTCGGGACAAGCCCTTTGAAGCCGCCGGAAGTAATTGTCGCGTATTCTGCGCGCTTCGCTGAATGTATGAACTTCGCTGTCGTCGTCGAACGTCAGCGTACTATATAAGGAAAGCGGCGAAAAGTTTTCATTAACCAGCCGCTGGTGTTTCCGTTTTGATATGCCGATCCGGTGTTGCGCGCGCTCTTCGTCGTCCTTGAAGCGCGGTCGCGGTTCAGCTTTTTTGATGTTCGCTCGATCGGATACGGTGTAAACCTCTTGTTCACATACAACGCCCGAAAAAATACGTCTTTTAACCCTCTGCATAATCCCGCCGCCCTTCCTTGACAAAAGCGCCGTAAAATGCTATAATTTCAGTATTGAATAGCTCCTTTTACAGCTATGTAAGAGGAAAAGAGAACGTCCGGAACGTCGCAACCGGACGTTCTCTTTTTTTGTTTTGTCAGCCGTTATTAAATCCTGCGCCCTGCTCGAAGTCGGCGCACCGTTCTTCTTCACAAGGCTTGAAGCGCATTCCGTCCGCGCACCCGACGCAAGGGAACGGGCGTACCCCGTCCGGAAGCGCGCCTTCGCGCAAGTGAACGCATTGTTCCAGCTTCGCGCATTGATCGCACCAGCACTTCCGGCAATCGCCGATCAGCGTTTTTTCAACCGGACGTTTCAAGCCCTCTTCGGCTTCCTGCGCGTCGTGTTCTTCCTGCATTTCTCGCGCCGCCTGTTCGATCGTGTAATCTTCAACGCCTTCTAAAATGCCCCGAAAGAATGGCGCGAACGCGTAGCCGATCCCCAGCCCTGCGCGCAAAAGCAATTCTTCGTCGATCTTAATATCTGCCATTGTTCCCTCCGCCCCTCCGAAGTGCTCTGAAAAGCACGTTCAAAACGATGTAGACGATCACAACGGAAGCGGCGACGCAAGCAACGCCGCAAAGCATATAAAAGGCGTTCACCATGAATTGATACATTGTCATTCGTCAGCCCTCCCGAAAACCTCTTCCGCGTCGATGTCCCACGCGGCGGCAATATGCTTCATCATATCGACGGCTTCGGCGCGCTTCTTCTGTTCCTCTGCGTTCTCGCCGTTTAAGTACGATACCAAGATTTCAGATTTGAGATTGCAAAGCGGGCGAACGCCATAGTAGCCGCGGTACGCGTCGCTGTCGAACAAAGAGCCGTCCGAATCGACGCAGCGGACGAAAGAATTTATCGGGCTGTCCGGTGTAGCCGTCCACCACCAACGATCCGGAAGCGCCGGAATGTTGCCGCGCAAAAGGCGGTATTCCTCGCAAGTGATAAGCCCGATCCGGACGCGATCGCCGCCGTAATTCTTCAAGCCGTCGTCGGCGGTCAAGTCGATGTTGAAATACTCGAACATTTCTTCCGGCGCGCCCGCCTTAATCAGACGGCGCAAGAATTCGCCGTTCAGATAGGCACGAAGGGAAGAAGCGGCAAAGTCGTTCTTGTTCCCTTCATCGAAGGCGCGTTCCTCGACGCAATCGGAAGCAATGCACTTCACCCAATCCGCGCCCGTCTGAATGACCGTCCAAGCGATCCCTCCCATTGTGAATTCCTGTTTCGGCTCGAAGCCGTGTTTGTTCTCTTTCATATTGAATAGCTCCTTTCCTGCGGCGCTGTCTGCGCCCGCTCGTTGAATAAGTCTGTTGATATACCAAACCGCCTTTTGTAAGTCCTCTTCACCGTTTTTCAGCTTCCAGCGCCACAAATACTTGATCGCGTTCGCTGTGCAAAAGGCTTCGATACCTTGAAGCCCGCTTGTCGCGGCTTCCAGCGCGTCGATACACTCAATCCCGCCCGCGTTATAGTGCGGCGGGTGGTTCACCCGCTCCGCCATGATTAACACTTCTTGCCGCCGTGCCGATACGGGCGGCTTTTGTTGTATTCGTGTTTTACCTCCAGCACGTTTTCAATGTCAATTCCGGCATACGCGCAATAATCAAGAACGCGAATAATCACGTCGGCAAGCTCCGCCGCGATCCCTTCTGGCTTTTTGCTCTGCGCGGAACAACGGGCGTTCGGATTTTCCGGATCGTAAGGGCGGCTTCCGCAATGCGCGCTTCCGTCCTCTTCGCAACAAACGCCGCCAGCGTTGCAGGGGAAATAAAGAAGCGGTTTCCCGTCGCGGTATTCCTCCAGCGCTTCGGATACCTCCGAATGAATAAGCGCCACGATCTCCGGAAACGTTCTTTCGCCGTCCCACCATCCGTGGTCAACGGCGTTCTTGTGAACCTCTGCCGCGAACTCGTTAATTGTCATTGTCCTTTGTCCTCTCTTTCAATTCTTTTTCGGCGTTGCCGTCGGCTTCCGCCGCGCGGCAATCGCATTTTTCTCCGCTGTCAAGATGTGCGCCGCAATGCGGGCATTCCTTGTATGGTGTCGCCATGTCGTTCTCCTTCTTGATAATCAGCCGCCGGAAGCCGTCGGCGCATAGCGTCAAGCCGTGTTCCTTCACGTACTCCCGCCGCCGTGCGGCTTCTGCCGCTTCCCAGCCGCAAGAAGCGCATTCCGAAGGCTTGCATTTCTGCGTTTTCTCCGGATCAATGCCCAGCAAGCACTTCAAGGGCGGCTTTTCCTGTCGGTTATTCATTCTTCACCCGCTTTCCGCACGAAGGGCAATAATTGAGCGGGTAGCCCTTGCCGTCCTTCATGTAATCCGTTGTCCGTCCGCATTTGCGCCCGTTTACTACTGCGTAGGAAACAAGCGCGGCGGATAAAGCCATTCCGAACCCTGCGGGCTTGCTGTGGTGTTCTTCAATGAACCGTTGAAGCGCGATCGCTTCGCAAAACGGGCATTTCTTTTTATCGCTCATTCCTTCACCCGCTCCCCGTTATAGATAACTACCATTGAAGGGAAGGGCGCGGGATCGGCGGCGTTCCCGTCGTCGTCCGTGAACCGTAGCCGCCCGCGCACGAAGCGGATTTCCGCTTTCCCGTAAATGTAATCGTGAAAATATGCCGTATCCGTCCGCGCTGGGATAAGTAAAACAATCGGATACCCCCCCCGCGCTTCCTCGAAAGCCTTTTGAACCCACTTGCCGATCTCGCGTCCGTAAGGCGGATTGCAGAATACCGCGCCGCCGCGATCCCAGCTTTGCGAAAGCCCGTCCGTTTCCGGTGTGTAATACAAAGAGCATTTCGCCGTCTTGTCGGTCGCCGCCGGATCAAGCACGAAGCCGAATTCGGCGTTCAGCTTGTCGAAGAAGTCTTGCGGCGTACACCAGCACATATTTTTAGAGGATAGAAGCGCCGCATTCATTCGTCCGCCACCTCGCTTTCCTCGACAACCTCGCCCGTGTCCGGATCGACGTTCAAGGAACATTGTTCCGGCTCTGTGAATGTGAAGCGGTCGCGGGCTTCGCGTTCCCTGCGTTCCTTTTCAGAAAGGGAAAATTCGCATTCCCGCGTTAAGCTCTGCAAGCTCTCCACGAACTGCTGATTGATAACGTCATAAGGCATAATCACCGCTTGAAGCAGGAAGCCCGCCTTCTCGACGATGTAGGGCGCTCCCTCCGCCGTGCGGCGTTCGTAAAGCTCCAGCACGTCCAGCACGTCAGCAACGGGCGAAAGATAGCGGCTTTCGATGAATATCAGCCCGCGCGTTGTGCGGATCGGCTTCAAGGTTCGTCCGGAATAGATGATCGAAATTCCTTCCCGCTCGACGTGCCTTTCCGTTTCGTCTGTGTCCTCGAAGCTGATACCCACCGGAACGCCCAGCGTTTTCACGAAGTAATTATCGCGGTCTTTCTCCGGAACGTCGAAGATCGTCAAAAGGCTTTCTTTGTCAAGCTGGGGAAGCCCGACAACCGGATAAACCGCCGATCCGTCGCCGATGTACTGCGTTAATATGTCGCCGTCGTCGCTGTACCGCTCGAAGATTGCAATATTCTTGTTCTTCTTGCAGATAGCGGCGATACTTTTAATCTTCATCTTCGCACCCCCACTTGATAGCCTGTCCGCATTGCCCGCAAAAAGCGTTTTCGTTTTCGTCTGCGTTGTGCAGATATTCACCGCTTCCGCAATTCGGGCAATCCATAACGCCTTTGCCCCCGTCCGGATACGGTGAAGCGGGAATGTTGAGCGCGTCCGCGTCGTGCCGTTCCGCATTGTCCGAAATGTCAACGCGGGGAACGCGGATCGCCAGCGCGATTTGGCAACCGCAAATCGGGCAATCAACCGCCGAAAAGCGCGTCGGCGCTTTCGTCAGCATATCCGCCATAGAACGCGGTTCTTCCGCCGTGTAGATGTTTTCCCGCTCCGGTGTGAAGCGATAGCCGCAAACGCGGCATTCTGTCTTTTTCTTGCTGAACATAATTGAATAGCTCCTTTCGTGTGATTTAATATTTACCGTAGACGCGGACGGCGGTTTTCCCGCCATGCGTCGCCGCCGATACGATAGCCGAAGGCATAAAGGAAACGCGCAAGAAGTCCCGCGCGGCGCGCTTCGCAAGCCGCCATGTAATCAACTTCGCGTTCGGCTCTTCCGCCGCCGTGTCGTCGATCGGATATTCGCAAATAAGCACGGTGTTTCCGAACGGGCGGCGCGCCGGACGTTCCTTCATAAACTCTTTGTTTCCTTCCTTGCACTTGATAATTTCAAGCGCCTTCGGGAACTGCCAGCCGCTTTTGTTGTCCTTCATTGTGTGTCCCTCCCTTAATCTGTGTACGGGCTTTCAAGCGTCCAGCCGAAGCAATCCGTACTTTTCCATTCCGTTGTGAAGTGATTGCGCCGCCCGTCGCCCGTAAAGAAGCAGTATTCCGCCGGAAGCACCCGCCCGACGTTTTCTTCGCCGTCCCGCTCCGCGCGGTATCGTGTCAGCACGTCCGCCGCAAGAAGGGCGAATTCCTCTTTCACGGGATATTCGGGATCGTAGCCGCTGAACTGATAGGGCGCTTCGATAACCTCCAGCACCGTGTCGGGGAAGCGCGGATCGTCAACGCGGTTCAGAACGCACCATACAACCGCCGCTTGCTCCGTCGTAGAAGGAACGATCCCCGCTTCGCCGTAGATCAGCTTTGCAAGGGCTTCAACCTCCGCCGCGTTCGGCACATATCCCGCCACCGTCCCGCTCGAAGGAAGAAGAACGGCGGTCGGCTGGTGTACCTCTTCAAGCGTTCCGGCGGTCGTATCCTTCGGCTTGTCCGCCGCACCGCTCCCGCTCCACGGCATAAGCGCCGCAAGAAGGGCGGCGACGGTCAGCAACGCAACCGTAAGGGCGACGCGACGGCGAAGCATTGCCCGCCGCCGTCGTTGTGCCTGTATCCGCCGGGGCTTGTGTGCGCTGGCTGTCTGCTCGACTATGTAACCGCAAGGCACTTCGCAAATAAACTTCCCGTCCGCGTCTTGCAGGACGGCAAGCGCTCCGCGCGCCCGATCCGCCGTCATTGTTCCACCTCCGCCGCCGGAAGGGAAAGCCACCATTCCGGATTGTTCCGGAACTGCTCGTTCGGGCAATCGTCGCAACTGTCCGCGCCGCACTCTACGCAAAAGCGTTCTTGAAACGCGCCGTCCCACGGCGCTTCTATGACCGGAAGGGAACGAAGGAAGCCCGCCAGCGTGGGCTTGTCCTTCGTGATAGCGTCAAATACCGAAGTGAACTGCCGAACGTTCAAAACTTCGTCGCCGATAATGCACCCGTTCGCGATCCGCTCTTTGATGAACTCAACGCACGGCATTTCCTCCGAAACGCGAAGATCATTGAACCGCGCTTCCGCTTCCTCGAAGCTGTCGAAGGTAACGGCGTTTGCGGCGGACGCTTCGCCGTCGTATTCCCATAAACGGATTTTGTATCGTGTTGTACTCATTCCGAATAGCTCCTTTCCCGCGTTACTCTTCAATGCCGATATAAAGCACGTTTTCATCGGCGCGAAGCTCCGTAATCTTGCAATATGCGTATTTGTTCATTTCGTCGTGTGCGAAGTGCTTATACAAGCCCCTGTAAATGTCCCGCTTCTGATAGCCGCATTCCCGAACGTAGATATACACGTTCGTAAATCCGCTAATTACGTAGCCGATCGTTTGAAGTGCCACGTTGTTTGCGATCCTCTTCATCTTCATATTGAATAGCTCCTTTCGTATTTCAGCAATTCGCGCCGCGTCGGTTTCCTCTGCGTCGGAAATTCTCTTGCACCGTCGCTTGTGCAAGATCGGCGCTGTACTTCGGGCGGGCGTAGCCGTCAAACTCTCCCGTATAGCCGCGCTTCAACTCTTCGTAGATAGCGGCGGCGCTCCTTTTCAGACGGGCGGCAATGTCAACAACGCGTTCACCCTCTGCATACATTCTTTCGATCTCGCGGCGCTGTTCCAGCGTCAAATAACTGTATCCGTTCAATGTTTTAACCTCCTTCCGCCTGCCTTCGGATAAAAAAATAATGCAGGAAAAACCGTAACGGTTTCTTCTGCATTTAATGATACTCTCAACAAACGCAAAAGTCAAGAGTAAAAGCAGAAAAAACTAAAATATTTTTTCAGAAGGCTTCAAGCGGCTTCGGCGACGTATCTTTCAAAGAGCGATCCGGACGTTTCAAAGCCTAAAATCTCGCGCGGGTAATTGTTGATCCACGTTTCGACGCGCTGAATATATGCGGCGGTTACTTTCCGGAAGTCTGTTCCTTTCGGCAAGAACCGCCGTATCATTTTGTTTATGTTCTCATTCGTGCCGCGTTCGTATGCGCTGTACGGGTGGCAATAGTAAACCTTCGTGCGCTTCCGGTCTTTGCCGTAGACGGATTTTTCAATTCCGGCGCAATCCATGAATTCCGATCCGTTGTCAAACGTAATGCTTTTGAATATCTGTGAAAACTTCTTCCCGAAGCGGCGTTCTAATTTGTTCAGCGCCGCCACGACGCTGGCGGCGGTCTGATCCGGCATTTTGATAATAATTTCGTTCCGCGTCAAGCGCTCCGAAAGAACGAACAAGGTTTCCTTCGTCCGCTTCTTCCCGCATACGCAATCGCCTTCCCAATGTCCGAAGGTCTGCCGATCGTTGATTTCCTGCGGGCGTTCTTCTATGCTTTCGCCTTGCGGCGCGCGGGCGGCTTTCTTCCGCTCCACCTTGTCATACTTCCGCTTTCGCTCTCCGCGTTCCGGCAAGCTCTCGCGGCTGATCCCGTAGAATATGCCTTTGTCGATGTAATTATAGATCGTCTTTTCGCTGATCTCCGTTTTGAAGGTCAGCCCCAGCCGTCTGATTTCTCCGACGACGGCGGCGGGGGAATAGCCTTCTTCACCGATCTTCTTTTCAATAAAAGCTGACAATTCGTAATCGTTGCCGATCTTCAATTCGCCGCCTTTGGCTTTTAGGTTCTCTTCATAGCGCTGTTGCGCGATCTCCGGCGAATAGCGTTCTTCGGTCGTCAAGTCGGAATTCAAATGCGTATAGCGTCCGCGCTTCAACTCCCTGTATATCGTTGTATTGTGGACGTGCAGACGGTCGGCAATCGCGCAAGGCTTCAAGCCCTCTTTCAAGCCTTTTTCGATTTTTAGGCGGTCTGTCCAAGTCAAGTGTTTGTGCATTCTTCCTTCCTCCAGCTTCCGAATATGACAAAAGGGCGGCATTTCTGCCGCCCTTCGCCCTCTCTGATTATCTGCTTGTGATATGCAATTCGCTTTTAAGCGCCGCTTGCAGGACGGCGGAAAAATTCACGCCAGCCCGCTCCGCTTCAAAGTTAAGCCATGAAGGAATGGTGCAATTCTTCTTCACGACGCGCATATCGTTCTTTCTGCGGTACTCCGCGAAATCAACGTCAACCAGCGAAACGATCGCGCCGGACGGCGCTTCGGCTTGTGCGCTTGCAATGCTCGACGCTTCCGGCAATGCTTCGCCGTCGTCCTGCATATCAATTCCCATAAGCCCGATTGCGTCCCGCGCCATCTCGATCGCGTCCGGAACGTCCTTGCCCTGCGTATTGATATTGAAATCGGGGACAAATACCACGATGAACTCTTTTCCTTGCGTCATAACGATAGGATATGCGTTTTTCATTCTGAATACCTCCTTCAAATCTCCGCGTATTTTGCTTTTGCGTCTTTAAGGCGCGGCAATGTGTCGATCACGCTTCCGGCTTCGTCTGTTACCTCGAACACGTTTTTCAAAGTCCCGTTGACGCGGCGATCAACACTTGTAATCGTGAACTTTCCATCTTCGCGGACATACTTTGAAAAGAACGCGACATTCGCTTGCTTTTTGAATTTCATTGTCCGTACCTCCTATATTGTTGTCAAGTGGCGGCGGGCTTATTTCAGCCCGCGCCGCTTGATGATTGCTTTTGCTAACTCTTCGTCGGTTTCTCTGTGCCTTACGACGCTTTCCCTTTGACCGTCCTTCACGTATATGTCGTGGTTCGCGCCGTGCCGCTTGAACTTCCAGCCGTTTCGTTCTAAAAGCTCGATAAGGTCTTTTGTTTTCATCTGCTGTCCTCCTTACATTTACTATTATACGCCTTCAATGCGTATATGTCAATAGGCTTTGAGAAAAAAATACGTATTTTATGCGCCTATAAAAGATAAGCGGCGACGGGATCACCCCGCCGCCGTTATTCGTCTATACCTAAAAGCCAATTTACCGAAACTCCCAGCACTTCCGCAAATATCTTCAATTCAAAGTCGGATACGAAGCGCGTACCGATTTCAATTCGGCTTATGCTGTCCCGCTCCATGTTGATCCCTTTCAACTGTATTTGTGCGGCTAAATCCTCTTGACGTAGCCGCCGGACGACGCGCGCTTCGCGCAATCGGTCGCCGCAAATGTTCTTCTTGCCGTTGTAATCATATATCTTCATTGCCGCCGCGATCCCTCTTCATTCTGATTATTTACAAACGGTGTGTAAATATTCCGCTTTATTCTTGATTTTAGCGCATGACGGGCGTATAATTGTGTTAAAGGTCAGAATGGGCGAATTCTGCCTTGAAAATTTACATTTAAGAAGGGGGATTTGCTCTAATGTTCGTCAGCTTTACAAAGACATTGAAGAAGATGTCCGGTTTCCGGCTGGGCTTCGGTGTGCGTGTGAATAAGCGAAACGCGCCGTTGTGGTGCTTCGCTATGCTCTTCGCCGGAATGTTCTATTTGATGTGGTATATGATTATCGGCGCGGGCTGGTGTCTGAACTTCTTCTTGTGGGCGTTTTACAAGATTTATTACTATCTATTCAAGGGAATTGCGGTCGGCTGTAAGAAGCTGTATCAACTCATTAAAGGGAAAACCGCCGCGCCGTCGGAAGCGTCGGTCGAACCGCCGAAGGAATGAACCAAACAAAAAAACCCCCCGTGCAAGGCTCGAAAGCCCGCACGGGGGATTGTTCTTTATGCGGCGGAAGGCTGAAAGGGGAAGCGCGATCCGCCGCGCGGTCAATTACTCTTTGTTGCTGTCGGTATCCGCCGGAATGCCGGAAATAGTGAAGTAGTCCGGAAGATTAAAGACGGCGGCTTCGATCAGTTTATCCAGCGTTTCCGCGTCGATCTTGAAGCCCTTGCTATTCAGAAATTCAACAACGTATGCTTTCTTCTCTGCGCCCCTGCCGCTTCCGGTGTAAAGCTGTTCGGCGGCTTCGACGGCAACCGTTACCCACATTTTGATTTTCTCAAACTGTGCGGCGGTCGTCTTGCTTCTGATCCACGGGATCACGAAGGCGGTAATAATAGCCGCGATAAGAGCGATCACGGCGTTTGCAATGCTGGTAAGATCAATAGTCATTGTTTGTATCCTCGCTTTCTGTTATGTCGATTTTTTCTTTTTTCTTGATCCTGCCGACGATTACTTCGGCAAGACGCTTCATCATCATTACGCCGCATTCAATCACGACGGCGCGGAAATACCATTCGATCAGAACGGTTTGTTCCTGCCGCGTGATAAGGAATGAAACGTACTGCGCGACGATGAAAGCCGCCGTTGTAATTGCGATCACAATAACGGCTTTCGTTGCGAAGCGTTCGTCAGCCTTGAAGAAGCGGCGCTTCGCCACCCGCTTCCCGCTCGAAGATTTGATTTTCATTGCGTCCCCCTTTCACATAGCGCAATTAACGCACGGCGCGCGTTGTGTAACGCATACCGTGCGTTGTGCGTGTGTTAAACAAGCGTTAGATCATCGACGTTCACCGCCGCGACAACCGTTCCGCCGTAGGTAATCACGGCGCGCTTTCCGGAAAGCTCTTTGACGATGTGATCGCGGGAATAGACGAAGGAAGCAAGGCTTCCGCCGGAATAGGTTTTCGCGCCCGCTTTCACGCGCACTTTGCTTCCCGTTGTGATCTTCCGCTCCGATGTCCCGCCGGACGTGCCGGAATAGGTAATGAAAGCGTCGTCGTGTCCCGCCTTCTTCAACTTCTCCAGCATAGCTTCCGCGTTCTTCTTGACGCCGAACGCGCCCACTTGAACCTTGTAATACTTGCCGATCTGCACGATGTACGTATCGAAGCCTTCCTTTTTCAGCTTCGCCGCGAACGCTGTTGCGTTGTCCTTCTTCTCAAACGCTCCAAGCTGGACGCGGTAAAGGTTCTTCGCGTCGCCCTGCGGCTTCTGCTCCGGCTTCTGTTCCACCGCCGGAACGCCCAGCCGCCTGTTTACCTCCGCCGCGATCTCGCCGTGCCGGTTATACAGATAATCGCCGGGGCAAGACTTGTTCGCGTAATCCCTGTGAACGGTCATATTGCACCCGTTCTTGTGGTTTACGCGGTCGTCCTTGCTTGTACTCCATACCAGCTTTTTGATCCCGTTCCGGCGGCAAATATCTTCGACAAGATCAAGAAGCGCCGCGTATGCTTTATCATTCACGGCGTATGGGTGCTTTGTGTCGCTTGCAACCTCGATCGTGATTGCGCGGTTATCGTTCGCCGCCGAAGAACTGCACCACGAACGATCGGCTTCATCGACGTAAAGCCCGATCCGCCCGTCGTAGCCGATCCCGTAGTTTGAAC